TGTTGTGCTTGCAGGTAAAAGCAGTGTTTTAATATCTGCATCAACTTCATCATCCATTAAAGCTCCTGCTGCTCTTACATTTGTAGCATCCGTTACGTCAGCACCATCTTCTACATTTAAAGTAGACAACATAGTAGCTTTATTTACGCCTAAAGCGATTGTACCGCTTGATGTAATAGGAGTGCCAGAATCTACTTCAATTCCATCTGAACCTGTAACTGCCACACTTGTAACCGTTCCATCATCACCAGTATTTTCGCCGGATGTGTTGCCTAAAAGTGTCTTGTCAGCCGCCGTCACAAACTTATTTGTTGTTGCCGTATCAACTAAATCATCCGGATTAATAACAACTATACCTGTTTTTGTATTAACTGAATCAACAGCAGACGTGCCGCTACCACCTCCACCTCCACCTCCTGAAATAATCAAAGGCATGCTATCACTCCTCCAGGATAACGTTGTAATAACAAATCGAGGTATCATTTTTAGCTTTCAACGTCATATTCTTCAACAATTTTGTAGCAATAACTTTGTTAAAAGCTCCCAACTGAGGTATAACCGCCGCTGTATTGTCTGTGCTATTAAAATATAATTCCCATTTTCCAGCTGACGAGACAACTTGAACTTCAACTTTATCGGCGCCTTCAAGATTTAACGTTATTACTTCTGATCCGTCTGTATCTTTGCTTAGAGTTCCTGTTGCCAATACCAAATCTGTCGGATCTGTGTCTGCTGTCAAGGCAACATCTGTAAGATGCACATAACTTGTTATTGTTGTGCTTCCTTCTGCTGCCACTGTATTCCCGTCAATTACAACTGATGCACTGCTATTATTCTTATACGTTTTTGACATTTTTTCACCTCATTAGTTTTTCTAAGTATAGATCATGGTCCTTGTCTGGGATGTGTAAGGAATCGTACAGTCTTAATGCCTCAACCTTGCTCATTCCCTGACTCATTGCTTCCTTCAAAATCTCATATCGACTTTAGGAGTTACCTTCAACGTCTTCGGAATTACCGGTACAATCGGCGGCGTGTTTACTATTCCACCACCCAAAAATTTCTGAACTGCCTGAACGTCTTGAGGCCTTTGTTTGCCTGGAGGAATGTTCACCGGCATGCCCTCGCCTTCTTTTTCGTCAAGCAGAACTGTTTCAAGCCTTGACCTGCAATTGACGTGTAGCGGCGGTGTATTGTTTGCCACCATCATTATATCCGTCTTGGGAATGTACTTACCATTTCGTGCTTTACAAATATCAGTTGTTAAACCGTCCAAGACCGAATTATATCTATAACCCTTGACGATAGCTGAAGTCTGACTTTCGTGTAATGTTCCGAGGCTAAAAGCCCTCGTGCTTTCAGTTCGTGCTATCGCCTTGGCTCTTTTATTTGTAAGATTTTCTATGTTTTTCTTGATAAACTTCGCTGCCTGATCATTGCTCATACCTTCCATCATAGTCTTTCTAAACAAGGCTTGTGCCTCGTCTGCGATGTCTCGCATCTGAACCTGAGCCACGTCAAAGCTATAATCCTTCAAAAACGTCAAAGCCCCTTCAGACGGTGCGAAATAAGCAGCCATGGCATCTGCCTCTGACATTATCGCCTTGAATAACGTCTTGCCGGCTATTGCATACCAGATATCTTTGTCTTGTGTCAAGATAAACTGCATGATCTGCGCATCTGCCACGTCCATAAACTTCTTTTCACGTTTGAATAATTCGATTACTATTGAACCCTTGCCGAATACAAAGCCAGTCACCATAGCTGTATATATAGCAACCTGCAAGTCGTCTGTAACGTTTGGCACTGTATGCTCAGTAATGAACTGTTCTCGAATTTTCTTGAAAGGTTTTCTCAGTCTGACAAGCATCCTGTTATATATTCGCTTATGAATTCTCGCAAAAGCGTTATTGCTCAGCATCTTTATCAACTTTGAGGAAATCTCCTTCTGCTTCCGGGAATCTAAACTGGTCCCTGATGAAGGGTTCTTCAGGACTCAAAATTCCAGCAGTTGTCAAGTTCCCCATGACTTCTGACAACATCTTCATATCCTCAACTGTCAAGGTGTTTGTTATATCGAACTTCCCGTAGTCTTTTTGTTCACCAAACTGGTATTGTATCATTCGCCTGATTACTTGTTCGATCAGATCATCTGCGAAGCCCATGGCGACATCCCGGACGTTACTTTTATACATGTCCATATGCGTTTTTGACATGGCATAGGCTCCTGTTTCTGAGCTATCCATAATCAATACAGGAATCAACAAGCTTCTGTATATCGTCTTATCCAAAAAATTAATTGTCTTTATAAAACTGTCTGACATGTCAGATCCGGGGCTCAATGCCTGCATCTTTTCGTCTTTTCCGATAGCGATGATAGCTTCGTTCCAGCCACCTGAGAACGTTTCCGTAAACTTCTGAGGATTACTTACCATTGCATTTAGCAGCGGCGTTGAGAACCTTTCAGATCCACGAGCCCACCACTTGAACATTTCCTTTTTGAACTTCCAAGGCCTATACGCCGTTCTGAGGCTTGAGCTTCCATAGACGCCTGAACCAGTTCGGACTATAAGGACTTTTTCGGCCGGTATTGTTATCTTACTGCCCGTGATGGTATTGATCCGCACACCGGTTACTTCTTCGCCTGCGGCAACGAACCGCATGTAAAAAGGCGGTGCTGGTTCTATACGTGTGAAATTAATGTCAACTTGTAGATCATTGACACCCCAGAGTTCTTCAGCTACCCCGAAACCGTAGGTGAAACTATCCACCATAACTTCCCTCAGCGGCGCCCTTAAATTCTTATTCGCGAGGTTAAAACGTTCTGAAATGTAGTCTTTTATTTTTTGATCTTCGTTCTGGTATTCCCCTATCATGTTCATGACCGAGCCAGAAAAAAGCTTTAGGCCTGAGCCAACTGCATCATCTCGGTCTTTCATCTCATGATAAGTCGTAAGGCTTATATCTGAAGGATTGAAGAACTCGTCTCCATACTTATAATTAAGAACTCGTGCTGTTGCGTATTCTTGCTGATCTATTTTTTCTTCAGCTCCCATCCTTCACCGCCTCCCTCATCCAGTCAACTCCCTGAAATTTATACTTCTTGTATAGTTTTGAATGTCCTTTTTTGATTAATTCAACGTTCCATGAAATAATCTCACCATTGTCAGACTCAACCCAGATGTAGGCAAGTAGGCGTCCAAAGAAGTCTCGCTTGTTTTCATCGAATGTCAGTATAATTTCTCGGCCGGTCAGTTGCTTTGTAAACGCCGAAGCTTCAAGGGCTCCCGGCTGTATAGGCTTTGTGGGATGCACACTCTCTGGCGTGTCTACCCCCAGGAACCTGACGTATTCTTTTTCACCGTTCAGGATTACCATGATTGTGTCGCCGTCTATGACTCTATCTACTTGGCAAACCTCGAAAGAAAATGCCGTCGCGGCTATTAATAGCATTAATATTATTTTCATGTTTTAGCTCCTTTTGACGCCTGCGTAACGTCCAACATTCTTTGAATGTGTATACAAGGCATATCTCATACTATCCATGAGATGATCTTTAAATTTCACCGGTTCTTCAGCAACTACGCCGTTGCGGTCCTCTTTGTATTTGTACGTCCCTATCTCTGAGATAAACTCAACGCATTCGTAATAGATATACAGCCTATGCCTTTTAACAAAGTCAATCCCGTCTTTAACACTTTTATCTGCCGGGTAAATGTTGAAACCTTCACGGCCTATTTCTTCTATCCTTGCCGGCTCTGCTGAATCTGCATACAAATCATCTGTGTAATTGACACGCGTCTTCAACTCCCCTATAAGATCTGAATTCGTCAACTTTGTCTTATAAAATTCTTTCATAATGTAAACACTTTCATCCTTCAAGCCTATTGTAGTCAACGCTGAAGGATTCACAAAGCCAAAATCTAACCCGTTTATAACTTCATCGAATGAATCCGGAAGCTCAAAAATTACCTCATAATTGTTATATATAAGATTTCCGATGGTTCCCCAATCCCCAAGACCATAGATCTGATAATAGGTATAATCTTTGTCTTTAAGACTTTCTATGACTTTTTTGTATTCAGGATCAATAAACTCATTGTCTTTATAAGTCGTTTTTAATATAAAAGCATTTTCAATAAGCTGATCAAAAAAGTATTTTTTCAACCAACTCTGAGATGATACAGGATTGAATGTCAATGTAATCTGTTTACGAATTTTACTATTTCCCCTGAGCCTCAAATCCAACTGATGAAAGTCTGACTCATCAACTTCTGAAGCTTCTTCTATCCAAATACTATTTATATTCGCAATTGATTTAAGCTTTTCAACATCATCAAGCCCTGAAGATGTCAAGGTTGAGCCGGTTGCACATATCATACTCATCTCTGTTTTGTTGACTGTGAAGTAATCACCAAGATTATGATCTGATATGATTGTCTGCAATAACTTGAAAACTGAATGCCTCAAGGTACGGCTGACTTTCCTAACTACAAGGTAATCATAGTCTCCACATGACATCATATTAATTATAATTTCCTGAGCTACGAAATAACTTTTGCCTGAACCGGCTCCACCGTATAAGATTCTATAACGCTTTTTGTTTTCTGATGCCGCCTTAAATGCCGGGTTTAGCTCCACATCTTCTTCACTTGCTTTTTCCCCATTTAACATTTATGTTTACCCCTTTATGATTCAAATCCAAAACTTGTTTGTCTCGCCATTGTTTAGGCTTTCTATTTTTAAGCCAGAAAATCCCGGCTGTTGTGTCAGGCTTCATTAACTTTTTTGTCTTCTCAATTCTCTTTTTTTCTTTTCCGTTATCGCCTTTCTCTATAATTTCTTTCACCTCAATATATTCAAATCCCATTGCACTTTTATACAAAGAATTCTCAACTTCTCTATCTGCCACGTCTTTACTCTTTTTTAAGGAGTCAGAGAATTCAGCGAATTGTTTCTGCCACATATAAAATGTTTGCTTCGATATTCCCATATTTCGGGCTATCTGATCATTGCTCAGCCCGTCCAACGCCCAGCCTTGTATCCGTATGAGGCCTTCAGGCGTGAGCCACTCTTGGTATTTTCCCTTTGCACCTCTTTTTGCCATTTATCTCGCCTCCTTATTTTGGCAAAACAAGAGACACCCTCACGGATGCCTCTTGTTTTTGTTATTTGCAAAATGCCTTTGACATTTCGTACTGTATAACATTATTACGAAAAAACAATCTTTTTTTACTATATTGTTATATTTCCAAAGGCAATTAGCGCATGGATAAACCAATTGTCAAGGTAGCCACACGCACTGTGTAATTTTGTTAGTTATATCTCTAACGCCCATACACACTTTCTTCCCACTCTATATATAGGTAAAATAACAAGCAAGCAAGGAATAAAAAAATTTAGAATTTTTTATTTTTTTTTCTCTATAT